TCTTCTTCGGGTGTATCATCTTCAATCTCAATTTCAAGATCGTCTTCTACGGGTTTACCCTGATCTTCAGTTTCCTGTTCATCGGGGAACTTAAATTCTTCAGTTTGCATTTCAGCCATGTCCGGCCTCCTTAAATAAACTTACGTTTGATGCCACGTGGATCTTCTACTACAGCTTCCACAGAGTCATCGTTAATGATTCGGAACTCACGGTCGTGAATTACCAAACGGGTGCCCGCATTGGGGCGTACCAAAATAAAATCACCTTGTTTGCACCAGGGACCATTTGGGAACCTTACCTTGTCAGCATAGCAATCAGGACCCATATCGACCACGAACAGCACCGTGGTTAATAATTCATCGGCTCTTCTTGTTTCGTCTGACTTAATAATGCCACTATCAAATGCTTCTTCAGCTTCAGGGATTGCGCAAAGGATGCGATACCCTTGCGGTTTTGGTAGTTGTGATGCTTTTTGTTCTGCTTCTTTATTTAGCACAGCAGCTAAGTCTACTGCTTGGCTAAGATTCAGATTACTCATTGTCCGAGTGCTCCATTTTTCGTTTTAGGTCTATGGTTTCCTGCCTTGCAATGAGAAGACCATGAATCTCACCACAAATTCTTCTGTATTCTGGATAGTCTGCAGCTTGTCCACTTGCTACCCAGTCACGTTTAACAATTACTTCTTTGTCTAGTATGTCCACTAGAGCTTCAAAAGCGTCCATCATTCTCCTTTAGATTTAGGGTTGTTTTGTTTTTGCGCATTAGCCATCAATTGCGTTGCATGTTTCATGCCATCGTGCTGTTGTGAAGATTGATGTTTCTCCATATCCACTTGTGTTCTTGCCATTTCTTTTTGTGCGTCCACAGTAATACGTTCACGATCAATCTGTAATCTCTCTTGTGCAATCTGTATATCAGCCTGATCTTTAGCGGCTTTACGTTGCTGATCAGCAGCTTTGATCTGTACTTCTTGTTGCTGCATTTGTACAAGTGGGTCTTGCGCCTGCGCCTGAGCTTGCTGCTGGGCTGCTTGTGCTTTGTTCTGTGTAAGAACTTGTTGGGCTGCTTGGGCAAGTAACGGAGCTAACTGCGCTTCCATCTCTGGAGGCATATTGACCTGTTCGCCAGATTCGTCTTTCATCGGAGGTAATGCAACGCCAAGTTGCTGCTCAATCTGAACACGGTACTGCATACCTAAGTGCTCTTGAATGTGCGCCATTAATGCGGATTCCATTTGCGGCTTCATTGGGCTTTGTTGTACTAAAGATTGAATCTTAGGGTCTTGCGCCATTGACATATGAACAGAAATATGTGCTCCGTGGTCTTGAGTTAAGAATGCTTTGACCGGTTTCATCATAAGAATATTTTGGTTCTCACTAACTGGGTCGACCGGTTTTTGGTCCTCATCCATTGGTATGAGTTTTGACGCATTCTTAATCCCCAGAACGTCGAGCATTTGGCGATGCAAGAGTGGGAGGTTGTATAGCTGGGGAGCTGTCTGGGCCAACTGAAGAGCTGCTTGGTATTGGACAATCTTTTGCGCCATCGTCGACGCATTGGGATCTGACACCGGTATGACGTCAACATTATCGTAGTCGCTCTTTTTAGCTCTACGGCTTCCCTCAGTCGGCTCATAGTCATATTCCTCTGGAGTGTATTCAGCAATAATGCCTTTCAAGAGATTTAACTCTTGCTTTAAGCTGTAGTGGATACGGGCTTGTACAGCGGACATTACCTTAAGAGTGCGCTCCATAATTGCTAATGTTGTCCCAACAGGCGCATTAGCGCTCATATCAGAAACCTGCATATCAGCAGTGTTAGCAAAACGACGACCTTCTTCTACGATCTGATTTAACAACGCCATCAATGTCTGACTTGGCTCCTTGTAAGGGAGAGTCATGATGTTGTCTTTCATCGTACCGCTTGGTACGTCTACATCACGGAATTCACCTGGGGCAATCGGGGTGTCATCACCTTTGACTCGCAAGCCACGGGTCTTAAAGCCGCCTGGCAAGTTTGCAAGTGACCCTGCGTCAACCAATTGGCGGATAAGGGAAGTACCAGATTTAGCATAAGCGCCGATAAGATGGATAAGACCAAAATGATAGAAGCCAAAGCCAGGAATATATCCGTAGTGAACAAAGTGTTGACGCTTTTGATAAGTTTCGTCTTCAGGGTTCCAATTACGTCTGATAGCAAGAACATTAGTTGTTCCTTTCTCAATAGTTACTACATAAGGTAGACCAATACCGGTCTCTTCGTCCTTAGAGTTCTTGTGTTCAAAACCTGGTAAGTCCAAGTTTACGTGCATCTCAAGAAGTTTGTACCTGTCATCCGTTGTGGCTTTAAATCCTAACTTTTCAGCTATCTTCTTCTCAACTTCATCTAGTACGTTTACTGGATCGCCCAGGTCAATATCACGGTAGAACCCATCAATCTGTAACTTCTTAACCTCATTCTCGTTTTTGCGCATTACGTGCGTTACACGCTCAGCAGCAGCTAAAGAGGCAGCGCCATAAGGAACAACGATGTCCTCGGCTGGTACAAACATTGCTACTTGACGGTTTAAGTTAGGATCAAAATAGACTTTCTTAAATGCGTTTCCAGCTAAACCTAAACCCCAGAGCATTCTTTCTGTCTCAGGGCGATACTCCTGCATCACGTCGGTTAACTGATAGTTCATATCATCTTGCACACGTTGTGCAGCATCTTTTTTCTCTGGTGTTTCTTTACCAACGATCTGTGTCTTTACTGGCCCTGCGGAAGGGAATATTGACATCATTGTTTCTGCTTGGAACTTCACGATAGCTTCGGACAAGAGTGGGTGATACACACCGCAAGCGCCTTCCCAAGGTTCTGTTCTTTCCTCAATTTTTAATCCGAGGAGTTCTAAGCCATCTACGTATGTCTGGATCCAGTCTTTACGTGCACTAATATCGGCATCATACTCACCAATTAAATCACCAGCAATTTCTGCCAGAGCACCATCATCAATGTATTCGGCTAAGTTAGCATCAAACTTATCAGCGCCTTCTTCATCTTCATCGCCCGGTTCTAGAACAACTTCTAACCCATCCATACCAATAGTTACAGACTCTGGATCCTCAATCTCAATTTCAATTGGCGCTTCTTGCGCAGCCAACTCGTCTATACCTACGGGAGCTTCGTAGAGTGCTTTATCAATATTTGTCGCCATTTTTTATCCTTAGTAGTAACCTTTATGCTTCTGTGATCTGAACATCTTAATATCCTCTGGCTCATCACTAGGCAATCTAATAAACCCACCTTGTCTGAACCGCATTAATGCCATTACCGTTGAGTCAACTAAGTCATCATGACTCATAAACGGGAATCCTGCAATTTCCTCTACTACTTCTTCTGCCCACCGAGTCTCCGGGACCCATACAAGTCCCGATTTGATAATATCAGCTACACTATTAAGCCTAGCTAGCTTATCTCCACTGCCTCTATGCGGTGTATACTCCGAAATTATCAGCCCAGTACGCCTTAATTCTTGATAAAGTGCCGTTCCTGCTGACTTTTTCTCCACAATAAACGCATCTGGCTCCCACTCGTTGTACTCATTGAGCGCTAAATCCTTTAATTCAGGGAATTCTACCCGTTTTTTGATAGAATTTAACAAAATTATGGCGTGTGCACTCGTTTCGTCATTGTAGAACACTCCCCACGTAGTTATCGCAGTATAATCCGCCCGATTATGGGTTTCGGCTGCAGCGTCTAGGGACATAATCACGTATTCACACTCAGGTGGATTCTCTTTTTTCCACCAATTCCACCATTCACGCTTAACTACTGAGGCTTCTTCGGCGGTGGGGTTTTGTTGGTATTGAGCGTTCCATTGGAACAGTGGCATAGAAGCCTTAGTTTGACGCAGAGAGGATAATGGCATCCACTCAGGCCACAAGGCTCGTTCATCTTCTGTATTTTCGTTAAAAATTGCTGGAAACTCGATAACTTCATATTGATCCGCTTCTTCATTCATGGACATGTCACGTACTACTTTACCCGTTAAGTCATCCATATGCCAGCGAGTCTGCACAATAGCCACTCTACCGCCTGGCATTAGACGTGTACGAGCACCATAAGTGAACCATTCGTATGCTTTATCAAAAACGTCGTAGTTTCCGTTAATTATGTCCTGTTCGTTGTGTGGGTCGTCAACCAAAAGTAAGTCCGCACCACGACCAGCAAGGGCAGAACCAACACCACAAGCATAATACTCCCCACCAGCATTAGTATTCCAACGCCCAGCAGACTTGTTATCTGCCGCAAGAGAGACTGTTGGAAAAATCTGTTTATATTCAACCCTGTCAATTAAGTTCCTCACCTTCCGTCCAAAGTCCACAGCTAAGTCAGTCGTGTGGGAGACCATTAGCACCTTTTTGTCGGGGTACTTACCTAGGAACCATGCCGGAAAGTAAATAGAGACAAGTTGGGATTTACCGTGGCGTGGCGGTATGTTAACGCACCCACGTGATTTTTTACCCTCGGCAATATCCATGAGCATATCTGCCAGAATTCTATGGTGCTTACCTACTTTATAGTCAGACTGCATCTTCTTACAGAACTCAATGAGGTCCATTTGACAGGCTTTAGCAGAACGTCGGGCTTCTAGCTCTTCTGCAATAACATCAACCTCCATCTGTTCTTCGGGGGAAAAGGCGTCTATGTTGTCAAATAGGAACTGCAGTTCGCTGTCCGTGAGGGACGTTAAGTCATTAGGATTTTCTTGGGTTTGGTTTTGTTCCAAGCCCTCTGCCACCTCACTCACTATCTTTATCCTTTACTTCTACAACTTCTACAACTTCTACTTCCTCTACTTCTTCCAGACCCAGCTCTTTGTCTAAGTCAATGACCTCGCCGTTCATCTTGACGGTGTTTACATCTTCTATTTCGGGATGCATTAACCGTTGTATTTTTGCACGTAGCGACGACGTAAGATCTTGTGTGGAGCGATGGTTGATGGTTACTTCGGATTTTTCGGTAAATAAACCAACGTCTGTGATCTTACCCAGCAGTTCTAATGCCCGAATGCGCACACGTGGATCATCGTTGTTTGAATCCAACAATAGCTTGTTTGTTACCAGGAGCCGAATCTGGAGTGCATTGTCTACGACACGAATACTAAATTCATCTAGTAGCGACTTTACGTGACCATAGGTTGCCGGTCTAATCTGGGGGGCTTTCTTAACAAGAACCTTATTTGCCTTGGGTTCGTTCTCTGCTATCTCATATAGCATCTGCTCCGCCTCTACCTTATCTTCTTCTGTAGGGGTCGTATCTAATCCCAGCAGTTCTGCTGTTTTGCAAGCTGCCTCTGCTCGTTCTCTAAAGTCAGTCAACTTTAGATTTTCACTTGGCATTGGTATAGCCAAATCAGGTTCAATTTGTAGTTGCATCGGGTCCCGGTCCAGACGTTGATGATGGATGGATTATATATTAAGTTTTTGTACTGTGTTGTTTTTTTGTATGTGTATAGTTTTTGCAGTTTTTTATACATGTGGGTTTTGATATGTATAGTTTTTGTAGTTTTTTATACATGTAGGTTTTGTGTTGCTGCCCGGATTGCCCAGGTTTTTACTCAAAAAGCCAATTACCGAGCGCCATACAACACTAGGTTTTACAAGGCTGCCAGGCCGAAAGTTCCCGAACGGGACATAAAAATTTTTAGGGCTAGGTACTTAAAAAGTATAAGGGGGGTGTTCTCGCAGGTGAGTATCTGCTTACCCCCCAGTTTTATTAAAGAAGTCTTTATTTAGTTTTAGCTGTATTAAAGAACTCTTTAGTTGATGTGAGCACGGAGTTAATCCAGAACTCGTTTACTTCTTGAATACGCTTTGCCAATTCTTCGAACTGCTTGGTTTGTTTAGTGAAATCAAACATGGTTTTTCCTTTAAGTTAGTGAGGTTCCGTTTGGGAACCTTTGTTGCGGTGCAACATATGTGTAGTATATAACACAAAAAAATTTTTGCCTAGGTACTTACTTTTTCCTACACGTTTTTACTTTTCCTTACAATCCGGCGTTTTTGTAAAGTTTTTACTTTGTTTTTGCCTTGGAATTTACTCTGTTTTTATTAAAGTTTCATGCACTTTTTTGTTGTAAGTTCTTGATATATAAAATTTTTTTGCCTAGGTACTTAGAAAACATGACGGGGGGTGTTTTTGTTAAAACGTAAAAACTCAGTATTGCTCGTACGTAATAGCAAACTATGTAGTGCGGGGGACTCCTAAGCTGTAGCGTGGGTATGGGGGGTTGCTGGTAGCCTGTCAAGGTTTGCTGTAACCTTACAGCTATTGACAAATAATACCATATGATGTTATACTGTATTTAATGGTTGAGGTTGTAAAACGGTTGCAAGGTTTCACCTAGTAGCTACTCAAGCAGATTATTTCTTTAATAACCTAAGCAGTAAATTAATATCTCGAAAGGATATATCATGCCTCAAGTAAATAAAGATGTGCCTGTAGTATTGTTCGCCCCTTTGAACGCTGACGAAAGCCAGCACATTGTAAGCTGGAGCGGTATGGCTGACAATGAGCGGGATAGTAAAAACAAGTTGGTTGATGTATTTGTAGCCAATAAGCGTTTACCCTCTCACTTCATCGGGTTTGCTAAAGATGAAAGCGATGCTGGTGCTATCAAGTTGCGTGATAGTATTGTGCTCAATATCATCAAGGGCTGGAAAAACAACGGCGATGCGCTTAAATTGTTTAAAGCTGATACGGCTAGTTTAGATGTTAAACAGCAAGCTGATCAGGCTTTTTATAAGGATAAGTATCAAACCGATTATTACAATTTCCGTAAAGCTTTCAATACCCGCTTTGAAAAATCACAAGCTGGTGCGACTGCTGGAAAAAGTAAGCCAGCAAAGGATGACGTTCAGGCTTTGCGCTTAATCAATCAGGCAATTAAAAAGCTGACTGAAATCAAAGCGGGTTATGCTGGAATTGCTGATGATATTAAAGCTCTTAAAGCTCTAAATATCAAAACCAAAGTAATCGATCCAAACCCACCAAAGTAATCTGTAAGATTACACTCAACAAACCACCCTTCGGGGTGGTTTTTTTTCGCTCTGATTTTGTGCGTCGCACAATAACTTAGCCTGTAACTTTACAGGGAATGATGCCAGTGACTTTGAGCAGCATGTAGCATAGGGTTGAGTTGTGCAGAGTTCTTATTGGTTGTATGTGTTGGGTTGTTATGTGGAGTTCTGTAAAATCGGCTTGATAAGATTTGATAGGCTGTGTCCTGTAAAGTTACAGCGAACGATGCCAGTGACTTTAATTGGCGTGTAGCACAGGGTTGGGGTTGATTTTGTAAAACATAGGGTATTCCCTACCTAATGTTCGGTTTTGACTTGCAATGTTCTTGGTAAAGTTCTTTTGTAAGTCCTTGATTATTAAGTAATGTTCGTAAAGTTCGTAAAGTTCGGTCGTTTTTTTGAATGAGTCCAGCAACGACTGATAAAAAACTAAAACTTACTTTTACCCCCCAAAATTGTTTTTGGCACCATTGCCTAAAAAGGGCAGAACTTTACGAACATTCCGAACTTATCAATATATTCATATACTTATAACTACTCCAAATAAGAACTAATAAGAACTTTTATTCTTTAATACAATATGATACTCTTAGATACCAAAACCTTGACTTTGTCAAGCTGATAGCGTATAATATAAGAAGTTAGTAGAAGTTAGTAGAAGTTATTTTTAGATGTAATGTAATAGTATTAGGTAATATGTAGTAGACTTTATCAACAACCGCAACATTCACAACATTCACAACATTCACAACATTCGCTGTAACCTTACAGGAGATTTATATGTCACAAGTAAAGAAGTACATCCCACGTTGTATGCAATGTGGCGAGGTCTATGACCTAAACCGTCTGCACCTAGGCTATACCTTCTGCCTACCATGCGGTGACGAAATCGCTAAAGAACGCAAGTTCACCATCGCACCCCTCAACAAGTCTAACTATGTCTGCATTACCGACTTGACTATGTTAAAGCAACTTAACCCTAAGAGGACAACATGACTAAAAAGTACGAACCACGTAGCAGGACAACCCTGATTGAGGAGCGCAACCGCAATTCCTTGACCCAACTGCTAACCAGTAAGACACTAACCATTGAGGAGAAGCAAGTCCTTGTCAAAGAACGCAACGAGTACCTGTTTATCTTTGGCGATAACCTTACACCGCAAAATGGTAAGTCGTACCACGATTTTATTAACCACCTATATCTAGGAGATTGACATGGTAAAAGTAACTAAACCCGTAGCTAAAGCAAAACCCGTAGCTAAAGCAACCCAGTTGCCACGATCAACACGTGTTAACTACCAAGCAGATGATGCCTTGGCACAATGGCACAGGGAGAAAACTAAGAGCAGTATGTCTGAGGCATTTCGTGATGCCGATTACGCCACACCTATTTGGCGTTGTGAAAACGATTGGGATAGAACCAAGGAACAACTTGGGTGGGTAGTTATGTGGGTCTGCACTTTGGGTCTGCTCTATCTTATGGGTACGGCGTTTGCCAAGGTGATGCCATGAGAACAGGCGACGTGAAACGTATCGGGCGAAGAACCTACTGCATAGTCTGTTGGACTGACTACGATGTAACCCTGCAATCTATGGATGAGGAACGCATCATTATCGTGATGCCACGAACTCGCCTTGGTGGTCTAAAAACTGGACAGTAGTATCATATTGTCGTATAATATAGTATATAGTGGTAGAGTATAGCAAGATGTATCAAACTAATCGTAGCAACTAACGCAGTAACCCTACAGGAGAATCATCATGAATCAAAACGTAGCCAACTTCACCGCACCTGCAGTATCCGTACCCACCATCAGTTCATCGGCAATGCTTGTCGAATTAAACATTAGCTTATGGACAGGGCGCAAGTTCGACAAGGTAGTAAGTCAAGAGATTGACACCGCTAAACACACTACCACAAGAGCAGGTAACTATCACAAGAACCTGATCGCTGATGAACCCATCTTCCAAGCCATTGGCAAGTTCGCAGGGAATTCACGGTCATTTCACTACCATGCAACGATGCCTTGGTCTGATAGTGGTATGCGACTGTTAACCACCAAGATGTATTTTGATTATCACAAGGCAATCAGTCAGATGGAGATGGACTTTGACCAACTCGTAACGGTAGCCCTGAATGACTATCCCAATATGATACTGAGGGCGCAACACAAACTAGGCACGATGTTCAACGTACACGACTACCCCGATGTCGATGACCTACGCAATAAGTATCGATTCTCGGTTAAGTTCAGCCCTGTGCCTGATGTCGGCGATTGGCGAGTGGACATTGGCAATGACGCACAGCAAGTTCTTATGGAGTCATATGCTTCTGCGTATACAGCTAACCTTGAACTAGCGTACCAAGACGTATGGACTAGGACTCATGAGGCACTAACGAACATGTCATCTAAGTTATCAGGTAACTCTAAGCAAATCTTTAGGGACTCCCTAGTATCTAACGTCAAGGACATGGTCGACTTATTGGATAAGTTCAACGTGACTGATGACCCGAAAATGAAGCAAGCCAAGGCAAAGATTGAATCCGCATTGGTAGGTATTACCCCTGACGCATTACGTGAGGATGACGACTTACGTTTAGACACTAAGAACAAGGTCGACGATTTACTAAAAGAGTTTTCGTGGTAACCGTATTAACCAAGCATCACCCAAGCATCACCCAAGCATCACCCAAGCATCACCCAAGCATCACTTAAGCATCACCCAAGCATCACCCATTAACAACTAACGCAGTAACTTTACAGACAACAACAGGAGAATCCAAATGTCTAAAATAGCAATGACCGCAGAGCGCATGTATGAACAATCCATCGACGAAGTAGTACAGTCGATTCTAGCAAATCCCGAAGGTACTACCCTAGTGATGGGTCACATGGGTTCGGGTAAGTCAAGCATCTTAAAAATCCTTGCAAGCAAGCTACCTACCCATGCTCCCTGCTATTTCGATGGCACAACTAAAGACCTCGGTGACTTATACATACCGAAAATCCTATCACACGATGACGATGCACAGTTCGTACGGTTCGTGCCGAATGAGGAGTTTGGTTTGCATCTAGGTAAGCCCGTCATCTTGATGTTCGATGAGTATGGCAAGATGAATCCCGCAGTTAAGAACGCAACTATGGAAACGCTACTCAACCATAAGGTAGGTAATAAGAAGTTACCCGAAGGTTCAATCGTGTTTGCAACTACTAACCTAGGTGGCGAGGGTGTAGGCGATCTGCTCATGCCCCATCATCGTAACCGTATCACCGTAGTGCGTATGAAGAAGCCAACTGCAACCGAGTGGATAGAGAACTATGCGTTTAACAATGGTATCCATCCGTCTATGATTATGTGGGTCAAGGAAGAAGGTGAACAACTGTTCGCATCTTATGAGGACATCGAGAACCCTGATGACCAAGTAGGTGGTAACCCTTACATCTATCATCCCAAGGCACAACGACCTGCGTTTGTAACCCCACGTTCATTAGAACTCGCATCACGTTGGCTATGGGCTAAAGATAAGATTAGTGGTAACTCGTTACAGTCTAACCTGATCGGTACTATCGGCGCACGGGGTGGGTCTGATCTGCGTAGCTACATAGAGCTTGTTGACCAACTACCTAAACAGGAAGATATTAAGACAAACCCTGCTACTGCAAAGATACCAGAATCCGCATCCGCAACAATGATGGTGGTATATCGTGCGTTGGCAACTATGTCTAAGGAGTTCATCGACCCGTTCATGGTATATCTCAATCGTTTAGATGCCGAGGCACAAGGGTTCTTTGCAATGCAGGTACGCAATCCCAAGTATCAGAAGCAAGGTATTGTCATGACCAATAAGAAGTTCACCGATTGGTGCGTGGCTAACAACTATGTATTTACCGCCGACAAGGTCTAAGGGGGGTATATGTGTAGATTAGAAAAAATCTGTATGGGTGCAGTAGTAACTTGCTTATGCTTGTTCTTACTGACTGTACCTTTTATATTTGTTTACTCAGCATTTAAGGAGCAATTATGTCTTTATCAATAGGCAAACAACTAACCGCCGAGCAGAGATTACGCAAGGCAACCACCGACATCATCGGGCATAACGACTTCATTGCACTAACAGGTGTATTGATGATTGGTAAGAAGATGGTAGATGACAAGGTACAGACTGCATGCACCAATGGTCGTGACGAAGCATACGGTAGAGCATTTGTAGATGAGCTAACTGATGCCGAGTTTAGATTCGTGGTACTGCATGAGTGTTATCACAAGATGTATAAACACTTGACCACGTGGAAGAACTTGCACGACATAGATGCTCAACGTGCGAACATGGCATGCGACTACGTCATTAACTTAAAACTTGCCGAAACCGAAGCAGGTAAGACGGGTTGGATACGGTTACCTGATGGTGGGTTAATAGATAAGCAGTATGCAGGGATGGACTCTAAGCAGGTGTTCGATCTGTTACCCCCACAAGGTAAGGACAAGGGTGGCAGTAACTATACACCGTTTGATGACCACGATTGGGATGGCGCACAGGAGATGGGTGAAGCTGAACAAGGTGAACTAGCCAAGCAGTTAGACCAAGCTATACGTCAGGGTGCGATCTTAGCAGGTAAGGTAGGGTCGGGTGGTAATCGTGATGTGGGTGAACTGTTACAGACCAAGCAGGATTGGCGTGAAGTCCTCAGAGATTTTGTGACAACAACTTGTGCAGGGAAGGACTACTCTACATGGAAGCGCCCTAACCGTAGGTATGTGGGCATGGACATCCTGATGCCATCATCTATCAGCGAATCAGTCGGTGAGATCGTGGTAGGTATTGATACGTCAGGGTCTATTGGTAATGATGAACTTAACGCATTCCTAGCCGAGATCGTAGGTATCTGTGACCAAGTCAAGCCGAGCAAGGTTCGTGTACTGTATTGGGACACCGAAGTATGTAGTGAGGAAGTGTACTTAGATCATGAGTATGCCAACTTACCTACATCTACTAAGCCCAAGGGTGGGGGTGGTACTGACCCACGTTGCGTACCTTTGTATATGAACACACACGGTATCAAGCCCGAAGCAGTAGTCATGCTAACCGATGGGTACGTAGGTTCATGGGGTACGTGGTCTGTGCCTGTGTTGTGGTGCATCTTGAATAACCGTTCGGTTAACCCAAGCGTGGGTAAAGCCGTACATATCTAGGGGGTCATATGGAAATATCTTTTGCTGAAGCGTTCTTACTCGCATGGTCACTGGTGTCTTCTGTCTATGCGTTGTTGCTACATGAACGCCTTAACAGGTTTGTCATGGTAGGAAGTGCTGCACTTGAAGCGTGTAAATTTGTAATAGATGACATTGCTGACGGTAAGGTTACAGTCAAGCGTGTTGGTGACAAGATTGAAGTAGTTAATTTAATAACAGGAGAATAAAAATGACATGTAGATTAAGTAGTTTTAACGATGTAGCAAAGGCATACGCTGACATCAAGCCGATCAAAGGTGCAAGGGTAAAAGAAGATTTGCGCCCGTTAGAACAACGTCG